TCTTGACGTGCTCTTTGTCCAAAAAGCATCGCTCTTTCAATATCCACCTTATGTTCTCTTAATTTCAGATTCCAGATCCGTGACCATTCATCTGCATATCCTCTGTATTTTGTCGCAATCGCAGTGTTTGACATTTCTGCTGATGTTTTAAAGATCTGGGTATACCCATAATCATCATCCAATGTTTTCGCCCAAGCGTCAGGAGAACCAGTACCTTCACCAAAAGAAGTACCAATGATCTGACATTTGTCATTATCACTAAGGATATTATAGCCTGTGCTAAAGTCTGAACTTGGCAAGGAAATAATACGCCCTGTGAATGTGTTGGATGTACCAGCATCTGTAACAGCACTGTCAATTCTAACTGTGGCATAAGCTACACCAGCAGTAGAATCAAGCACCTGTACTGCAAACACCATACCTTTAACAAGCCAATTCACATCAGCCGCAGATCCACTTGAGCTATCATCAACAACAAATGAATATTGGGTTCCAGCAGTAACTGCTGACCCTCCATTCACATCTGCCGCTAGTTCAAATGATCTGGTCGTCCAATCTATCTTTGACCTGTTTTCCAAGAACCTGAAAACAGGATCCGTGGTAGGTGATTTCGACATCTTACTTAAATATACAAAGAACGGAGATTCGTCTGGACTCAATTCAGCGACTCTATCGCTAAAGTCGTATAATCGTCTTTGATCAGGGGTACTTTCACCCGAAACGCTTGTTGCGGCGTTTGTCATGTCAGTTGCCTTGACCATGCCTGTATTTACAGCCATTTTGACTCTCCTACTTCATTACTCTCTATCAACTACCTTCCGGTCTTCAAGTAGAGTTATTTAACTAAAATTGTCCCTTGTCCCCAGCACCTACAATACTGTCCCACATGGCATCATCATGCGACTTTGCCTTTGGATGTGGTTGGCCTTGTAGAACACCCGCCGAACGAGGAACCTGCCTTGCGGCGTTAACCGCTTCCATTGTATCATTGTTCGCAACAGACTGACCGCCCTGCATCTGCCAAAGTTTGACTAGATTGTTTAAACCTACTCGCTCCTTTGGTTGGGTAGTGAATTGTAGAAACTCCTGAATGTCATTATCCGACATCTTGTATGTTCCTCTTAGTTCACTTACCGTATTTTGCATTTGCATATCAGCTTGCATCTGTTGCTGTTGTTGGGATAATGCAGATCTCAATCTCTGATTCACCAAGGATTCTATCTTTTGATTGACATATTTCCCTGAATCGGAGTTCTCATCTGTAAAAGCATCCCAAGGATTGAAATCATCTTTTTCAACCGTTTGCCCATTTGACTGTTGAGTTTGTGGGTTAGCTATACCGTTCTCAAGTACCTGTACAAGGTCGGGTCTCTGCTCTAACAGTTCAAGGATCTGACCACCCTGTTGCAATCTAGCATTCTCGGCCTGTGACCGATCATACATGGATTGGAACTTTCGTGCCTCTGCTTCATGATCTATTAAAGTAGCCGACTCATCTACCATTTCTTGAGTAACACCCGACCCATCTTGGGCAGACTGCTCATTTACGATATCTTCCACGATGCTCTCGCTACCGGGAACAAAACCCTCATTAGCCATTGGCTGGTCGTCTAAGACGTTTACTTCCTGTTGTTCTAGTGTTGACATAGTTTCTCCTTAGATGTCTAGGCTTCGGGAGTTGAACTGACCTTGTTTTGAACCTCTTTTAGGTTACTGGACAATTTCTCCACCTCTAGCTTCACCTCGTTTTCTAGTTTTCCACGTTGCACCCTTTTATCTGCCTTTGATTCTGAACTGATCTCGGAGAGACGAGTTTTAAACTTCTCAACCTCGACCCGTTTTCTATCACTGACAGATTCTCTTTGGGCTGTCTGCAAGTCACCTTGCAAATTCTTTATTTGTTCTTCCATTGCTTGAATCTGTTGTTGCATTGCTTGCTTCTCTTCTGTCCTACGCATAATGCCCTCCTTATCAAACAACTCAGGATTTTTCTTTAATACTTCATATCGGTCTACAATACCCATCTGGAACGCCTCTAAATACACAGCAAGTTCTGCATATTTATTAGAAGGCATTGTAGAGCCCGGTTCAACTCTTATGTCATGTTTCTCCAATATGTGCTTTTCTTTCTTCAGATCCAGAACCGCACCAGACACATCTGTATAAAAATTTGCCATGACCTCTGTTATGTTATTGTTTGGCTGTGCCAATCTAAAAACTTTTTTGTAAGTATAATGCCCTTTAGACAGATTGTAGAGAACCTTCCCTAGCTTATTTATACTGAACTCTATATCTCTAAGTTTGGATTTGGGCCTTTCACTCCCCAAGGCTATCATTCTCTCTGTCGCCTTTGATGTCTCAGGAGCCTTATCTGCAAATCCATGCATCATCTCAGGTAAACCAAATATAAAATCTATGTAAAACTCTGACTGTTGTATCAATTTATAGAACTCCCCAGCCAGAGGTTGAGGTGCTGGATAATGGGGCTCTCCCTGAGAGGAATCAACTTCAATGACAGCATTTGGATTGGCCCAATCTTTTTCAAGCTGGTCAATGTCATCGACGCTTCCCAAGGGAACCAATAATTTCAATCCGGCTGAAGCCTGTGCATGAGACAAAGCAAGAGACCATAGTTTGTTAAGCAACCTTTGCATGGGTCTGGCTCTGGAAACATCCGATTTGGGATAAGGTGTTCCTGTCCAGATATTGGGAAGGGGTATAATAGGATATTCATCAGTATTCAGGATCTGTTCATAAAGAACGACCCCACCCAACGACGCACATATCTTGACACGGGTCTGTAAGACCTCAATAGCCGTGAAGGCTCCTATGTCAAATGCCTCTGAGTTTTCCTGAAAGAACTGCGAATATTCTTCTTGGGATAAGATGTCCTCTTCCTGAGTCTGCATGTCAATGACCCTATAAAATGGAACTTTTATCTTATAGAACCTTTCAAGGACTTGATATTTCTTTACCTCGAAATAATCCTTGTCCTTCACCTCAGCCGGAGTAAAGACCGTCATTGAATTTTTATTTTGCGAGGAGGGATAATCCTCATCGTCATAACTAAAACTTGATAGCTCCCTTATAAGCCCCGGCACGACCTCACCCGTCTCAGGGTCTGTAGTGTCTGCTAATTCAGGGTAGAGGTTGATGACCTGCTCACCAGTAAGGATGGTGGAAAGGATAAGACCATCCGAATCGCTGAACCAGCGATCCCTAGAGCTGGGAGATGCGTACACCCTAAAAGGATCTATATAGGTGAACTTGACATCACCTCTACCGAAATCTGATTCCGAGTCAACATAGGCATACAGATATCCCATGCCGGTGGTGGCATAATCCTGTATCGCCTGTTTCATCTGCCAATCACCATCTGACTTCTCCCACACATAGTTCATAACACTACGCCAAAGAGTAGCAACCTGAACATCAGAGTCCTCTCTTGGTGTGATCGTAAATGCTGGGGGTCTTGACGTGAGAACTGCTTTAAATTTTTCTATGGCAGACGATATCCTATCCATTGGAATATCTGCCTGATTCCTTGAGGATAATTCATCTGACTCACTGGTCGTAAAATGATTCCCAAGATAAAAGTCTATATCCTTACGGGCCTCTATGTCCCAGTCAGACCTCGCATCTCTCCATTGCCTATAGAGTTCTTCGTTACGTAATGCTCTCGGGTCTTGATCCATATTATCTCGGTATATAAGGCATTGGACTTAACACATTACCCAAATCCCTTGGCTTATTGATAACAGAATCAAGGCTCATTGGATTGATATATTGTCGCATTTCAGGGTCTTGTAACATTTGCCTTAGTCGCATTAACTGTAATGACTTTCTAGCATTATCAACTGTATTTTGTTTAATGCTATTTTGCAGTGCTCCAGCCTGCTCGCGAACCACACCAAGACCCGTACCACCCTGATACACCTCTGGGTTTGCCTGCCTCATATCAATACTATCGCTTAACTCACGATTCCCTTGCTCGCCCATCATCTGTGGGGGTACTGGTGGGCCTATCATGTCACCATCTTGAAAACCTAACAAGCCCATTAAACCTTTTCTTTTCTTTGGTGCTAGATACTCGTCTATCATAGCCGCAGGAATAGAATCTTGAGGGGATACATTCATCTTTCCAGCGGCATCCATAAATGTTTGAGGCCTAAGCGATCCCAACCTGTCAGAAGTAGCCTCTCCAGCATAATACCGCAAACCACTACCTTCACCCACTTGTTCAGCGGGTATAGACAAAACTCGCCTCATGTTATACATATCGTCATCCATATCAAGTTCTGCCCTGTCAAAATCTGCCCCTATTCCACGAAAAACATTACTAACAGTTCGACCACCATTTTGATAACCGGTTAAGCCACCACCTGAATAATTTGGCATGACCTCACCACCTGTATTCATAGGCTTCAGTCCTTGAAGTGTGGTCATTGCAAGTATCTTATCTATAGCGGCATGACCGCCCTCTTTTGGCTTATTATTCATTTGTCTCAATGTACCTACTCCTATGTCCTCTACTGCCTCTGGTGGAAAGTATGTCTCTCCGTTTGTCAATATTGCATTCTGACCACCCGCCACCTCTGACGGCCTAGCACTATACCTACTCGCTAATTCGGTCGCCCAAGGAAACTCATTGGTCGCTTGCTCTGTAAGAATAAAGGAACCAAAGGGAACCCTTGCCTTAGTTGAGTCAGTTCCTGTCATTATTCCCTGATCTCAAAATGCGGGAAATCATCAAATCTATTATCCTTCACTTCCCATCTCCCATTCTCCTCATACATATCCCAATTACCACCCCATCTTATCTTAATCCCCATGCTACGAGCAATGCCAATAACGAACCCAGCAAAGAGGGTCTGCCTTTCCCGGTCTTCCCAATCCACAGGATAAGGGGTAACGTCAACGGCTTTAGAAGGGTTAGAATTATGCCTGCCATCAGGATACTTGACCTTAGTACGCTTCTCATCATATAGTTTATTTTGCCTTTCCTTGCTTCTGTGACCCTCTAATATGGAACAGTCAACGTGTGTTATCACCTCGTTGAACACATCCTGTAATCTTTGGTCACAAGTTAGTAATCTATCTTTTGATCGTTTTGAATATCTTGGCATGCGTGTATTTTGCTATCTTATCTTAGCAATAAAACACTAAATAGTGCAATGAATTTAAAGTCGTGCACCCGACATCCAACTGTAGGCCTTTTTCTTGAGTCGCATCACCGGGTCGTCGTTCGTTTCTGTTAGGGAATCAACAGAGACCTTAGAGCTCTTGGGTGCCCTTGCATAGTAATCCGCATAGTAGAGAGCATCCATGACATCATCGTTCCTTGGCTTGGGGTGTTCAAAGAACTCATCCACCAATTCTGTCATTTCTCTTTGGATATAAAGTTTCTTAGAATTGACAAGAGGGCCAAGACTGGTCTCCAGCCTATCTTCCTTCTTGATTCGAGCAGGCGGCTTAACTCCCTTAAATATACCCGGAAGAAGTCTTTTTTCCTTTGCGGAAAGCCGTGTAACCATATCCCGAACCATCTCCTGTGCCGCAACTGTCTCGATCGTAACACGGCGTACAGGCGAATACTTGTTCGCAAGTCTGATAATTTCCTTGGGAACGTCAAATGTAGGTACTCGCTCACGGTAATACTCCAAGACATAACGATTATTGCTGGAGTCAATGCCCATAACAAGGATGACCTGATAGTCAGAAGTCTCAGAAGCTGTTGCCGCAAGGTCAACACCCATGTAGATATTGATCGGGATTGCGTCATCACCGTCTATAAGGTAGTTAAAATTACTCTTACATTCAACCCTTCCATTATAATATTGTATTCTGTCTATCTTAAATGCGGCATTGGTCACATCTCGAGCATCATTCATGTACTCCTGAGCGAACTTATTGACCAGTCCAGCCTCAATGAACTCCCGTTTCTTATACTCCAGCTTCTCTTTAGAGAATTGTGATGCCCATAATGGGGCACCGTTCTCAATGGCCCTATAGAAGTTCACATCCCAAGGGTAAGGTCTCTTATCCTCCTTGGCCTTTTTCCAGCCATCGTAGGTCATTTGTAGGTAGGAGTCGTAGTGCACAATAGTACCCGATAACCATATCCAACCCTCATTCCCCGGAGTCTCCTCCAATGCTGGATACACGGTGGATACGATCCATTTCTTAATATCAGCACGCCTTTCTGGCGTTTTGGTGTTCAGTTCTGATTCAAAGTCGTCTAAGACAATACCCGTATAACGAACATCCACTTCTGCTCTTCCTCTAAGCCTTTGCGATGTCCCCTTGGATATGACCCTATCACCCTTTGGAGTGACCAGATCCTTCTCTGTCCAGCGTTTACCCACACTTCCACCATCCATATTGCCAAAGTAGTAGCGGATCATCTTGTTATTCTCAAAGTGGTAGCGGATATACTTCAGATGATCAATGGCCTGAGACTGTTCTTCCGATACCCACGCAATGAAATGCTGGTCTCCCTCCTGTGCAAAGCACAGTTTGTGCATGATAGCCGCTTTTGCCAATACGGATTTACCGTGCCCCCTAGGTATGATGTTACATATTCGTGCTCCGGGGGCAGTATCTATCATCTTTTCTGCCATTTCGTAGTGAAAGGGTGCTGATTCGGACTTCTTTAGGAAATCATTGGGCAAGAACGCCCTACCAAAGTAAATAAGGTTGGTATATGCCTTGGCTAGAACCTCATCCCTTTTTTCCATCTCTGATGGTGGAGGGGTAATGTTAAAAGAGCCTTTGCTCATTAAATCATTGAATAAAGATTTTGTACAACACCACCATTTTCATAACCTTTTAAAATGTCTTGCATTGGTTCATAACCCTGTATCATTTTAAGGTATTTATAATATGAAT